GTTGATGCTGCTCCAGTTGGGCCTGTTGGTCCTACATCTCCCTGATCACCAGTTGGTCCTGTTGGACCAGGTACTGTTGACGCTGCTCCAGTAGGGCCAGTTGCTCCAGTGTCACCTGTTGGGCCAATAGCACCAGTGTCACCTGTTGGACCAGTTGCGCCAGTGTCACCTGTTGGGCCAGTAGGTCCTACATCTCCCTGATCACCTGTTGGTCCTGTTGGACCAGGTACTGTTGAATCTGCACCTGTTGGGCCTGTTGGACCTGTATCTCCTTGCGGTCCTGTTGGGCCAGGTACTGTTGAATCTGCACCTGTTGGTCCTGTCGCACCAGTGTCGCCAGTGGGTCCTGTTGGACCTGCTACAGTTGATGCCGGGCCTGTTGGTCCAGTAGCACCTGTTGTTATTGGACTTGAACCAGTTAATGCTAATTGTCCACCTTCTGGGGTGGTTAGTATAAGGTGAGTAGCATTTGAAGATAGTTGAGAATCTCCTAATAATATGCTACTACCTGATAAGTAAAGATCCCTGAATCTGTTAGTGTTATTACCAAGATCATAAGAAATATTTGCTGATGGTGTTATATTATTACTTACTACTAAACCAGAGTCTGTTACTATAGCAACATTGGCTACGCCGTTAGCAGAAAATGTGATATTAGCATCTTCTAGAATTCTTATATTACTAGTGCCGTTGCTTAAAGATTCACCTGCTATACCAGTTATGTTTGAACCATCACCATACAGATAAGCACCGATTACATTACCGGTAGTTTCGATGTTTCCTGTTACTGATAAAGAAGATAAAGTACCTACACTAGTGATGTTGGGTTGAGCAGAAGCAGCAGATGACAGAGTACCTTGCAAGATATTTGCTATGATCCAGTTAGCATCTGTTAAGTTACCTCCACCCGAACCATCACCTATTATCAAAGACTCGTTAGTTACTGTGATTATATTAGCGTTACCGTCAACAGAAAAAGCGATATTAGAATCTTCTGCTACACGAATATTACTAGTACCATTTGCTAGTTCGCCTACTAATGGTACTCCGGTTAGATTAGATCCATCTCCGTGAAAATATAAACCTACGATATTAGCACCTGAAGTAATATTTCCTGTTACTGCTAATGAAGTTAAAGTGCCTACACTAGTAATGTTTGGTTGTGATCCAACAGTTACATTTCCAGCATAGTTGGCTGTGTTGGCTTCATCAGTTGTAGCGGCAACTACATCAGTTAATAAACTACCGTTGCCTAGAAAAAAGTTTGCTGATACATTTCCTAATGTAGAAACAATGTCTCCCTCTGATGTAATAAGATTGGCAGTAAAAACATTAGCGTGAAAAGCATTGCTGATATTACCATTGTTAGCAGTAATATTTCCTGTAAAATTAGCGTTGGCTATGTTTGAAAGTGTGCTTGGTATGTCAATAGTTAGTATCTGTGATGATGATGTTAGTGAGACATAATTAGCAGTATTAGAACCTATACCTACACCAAGTGTACTTGTTTGAACTCTTACGCAGGCTAAGTTAGCACCTAATACTACATCACCTGTTGAACCTGCACTTAATACCGTGATGCCTGGTCCAGGAGTTTTGTTTACAGAAGTAACACCTAATATAGTTTGATTTCTATATAGTTCTGTAAAGTTTTGTTGAACTTTCTCAAATGCTGTTCTTATCGCATCAGCATCTGGATCGTCTGGAAAAGTTCCGAAATCTATATTTTTTTGTGCCATATCTGTTTACCTTATATTGTATTTATTCGTTTTGGATAATACTATGCCAGCCACAAAAAAAGCCTGAATATTCAGGCTCTTTTTGCATTATGCTGAAATATTAGATAATTCCGCCTAATTTCTTCCATTCATTGATTGGATCATCTTCTACAACTTTTACTGCTGTATGTGGTAGAGTAGTTTGATCACGCTTTGGTTTATTCAAACCGCCTGATATAACTTTAGTCATGAACTCGATATCTTCTTCGAAAGAAGCATCAGTTCCTTTACCACCTGCGTTGTTGGCCCATTCATTTAAATCTTCTTCTTCGTTGTGGTCGGCATCTTCTTCACCTATCAACTTATCTTTATCTTTATCTCCACCTGTACCGCACTCACATTCTGCTTCATTCATTCCGCATTCCATGCATGGGCTTGGACCGTGATCGTGTTCGTGATCATGCTCATCTTTTTCTACTTCATAATCATCATTGCCAGATATATTGTCAACAACTGACAACATTGATTTCATATCGTCGCCGGCTGAGAATTTAGGAGCACCATAGTCACTTACTGCTACTACTGCACCTGCGTCATCTCCGCTTTCTTTTTCACTACCACCTAGACCACCTAAGCCAACTTGCTTGATGAAATCAATTAGTTTGCTTGCATCGTCACCTGTTGCTGTAACGCTAACAGTATCTTTATCTTGACCTAAACCGCCACCTAAACCTTGTGACATGTTGACGCTTAGACCTTCATTCAACAGTGCATTTAACTGCCTATCTAATGATTCAAAAGCAAATGCGTCTGCTTCTAAAACATCTTTGTCTTTGAATGTTTGACCAAATGCCTTGAATGTATCGCCTGGAGTCTTTTTTGCTTGTGCTTTCATATAAGCAGTTTTATCCATTTCATACACTTCATCATCGTCGTCGGAATCAGTATAGCTACTCCAATCTTCATCATCTTCTTCGTCAGGAGTAGATTCATCTTTTACTGAATACTGCTTTAATAAACCTGTTACTTCTTCTAATCCATCTTTAAGAGAATCATTTCCAGAACCTAGTAATTCTTCGGTTCCATTACCACCAAAGTAATCATACATGCCTACTGACCAGTTAACTGGGTAGTACTCATCTGTTGGGTCATAATCTACAGTAATATAGGCATCATTATCTGGATCACCCTTGAATATTCTATATCTAAAACCCCCTTCTACATCTCTTGACTTCTTATATCCAAGTTTGAGGGCTAGTGTATCTACTTTAGCATAGAAGGATTTTGGATCCATGAGTTTGCGCCTGCCTTCTGTTACATCGGTTTCAGATACTTCTTCAACCATTTGAGCATTTTCGCCCATACCATAGGCTTCGTCTAAACCTTGTTTATAGCCTTCATAATATTGTTTGGCTTCTTCCATGTCTGCGTAATGTTTTACGCGAGATGGTTGTTCTCTCAATCCATGAGACATACCCTCATGGTAAGCTGCTGTATGTTTGTTATTCATAGATTCTATTACCTTTTGTGAACGGCCGGCTCCTAAGCCTGCGCCAAAATCTGCTCCTGATTTAGGAATGTCTGCTTCGTTAGTCTTCTTTTTCTTTTCTGGAAGACCTTTGTGTTTAGTTTTTGCGAAATCTTTTACATCGCCTTTCTTCATTGACTTAGCGACATCTGCTACTTCTTTACTTGCTGGCTTCTCGCCTTTCTGTGCAGCATGTACCATGCCCATGAATTTCTGTTGTTTTTTGCTTACTGCTTTTTCATTTATTTGATATGATTCGTTAATATCTTCTGCTCGGTCTCTAGCCGCTTCTTCTGCTGCTTCGCGGTCTTGTTTTACTTGTTCGACAGGTACGCCTAGATAATCTGCTAAGTCTTCATCAGACATGTCGCTGATAGGCAAATCACCAGAAGATTCTTCTAATCCCGTGCCTTCTATCATTTGATCTATTTTTCCGATAACGGCTGATGCTAGTGAGCCATCATTTTCTTCATCACCTTCGGCTTCACCTAATCCATCACCTGCTAATGACATTTCACCCTTGCCGATAGCCGACTTAATAGTTGCTGCTAGAGTGGGATTAGTAACGGTGCCTAAAGTTCTATCACCTTGTTTGATAACTTGTGTATTCTGTTTAGCCGGAACTAATTGAATTTGCTCTGCTTCTTTTAAGACTTTTTTACTTTCAGATATATCGTCAAAAGTCTCTAATAATCTTTTTATATCCATTATCTACCTGCTCCTGTTTTTGGCTTAGCCGGGCGTTTAACATCGGACATAGGACTCTTGTTGTTTCCGCTCTTAGCCCATTCTTCTGGTTTGAATGGATCGAAAGCATCAGGTGTTTTCTTACCTGCATATGGTATGTCTATCTCTGATTCTTCTGCATAATCTTTCACGCTGTTTAGATAAGATTTGCTGTACGCCTTGCTTGCTTCTTTGTTACCTTCTCTATAGGGTTTTTCTAAAACTGGACTATCATCAACTTGATTTTGAAATTGTTCTGCTTCGTCGTCCATGCTTTCATCAAATTCTGTAGATGCTAAACGAACTCTGTTAGGATCACATCCCATTAATTCTGCCATTTGCTTTATCATGGGCTCTGTGACAGGATATCTATATTCGCCTTTGATAATAGTAACTGATTGATTCTTCAATCCTGGAAAACCCCAAGGTGATTTTTGTATTGGTGTAGATTTTGGTTCTTCTAATTTCACAGGATCAAACTTTTTAAGATTTTGTTTGAATAGATCGAGGAACTTGCTGTCGCAATCTCCAGCAATCTTTACTGTGATTTTAAAATAGTGTACACTCTCTGCGATATATTGCTTAATACTTCTCATAATTTTTATATCCCGTATATAATATTTATCATTGATCAATCTTTTTTGCTATTCAGAATTTTTAATAATTCATTACGATCTAGTGCTTTACCCTCACCTACAGGTAATGCTTGTATTTCACTATCTTTACTAGATTGTTTTTGATCAAGATTAGCCTTCTTTAATTGTAATTCTATCATCTTTAATTTTTTCTGCACTTTAGCAGTTTTAGCCGTGATAGCATGTCCTAGCATGGTTCCTGCTGCTGCGAATATGTCACTACTATATCTGCTATCCACTTGCATGCCGAGGTCCATTAAATCTTTATAACTACTGGTTGCTAAATCTGCTAAACTGTCAATCTCATTATCTGAACTTTCTAGACCCTTTACCATTGGCAGCGCAGAATCAATCTTTTCTAGATTGTCTAATGTTTCAGTTATGATCTCAGTTGTTTCCTCAGGCAAAGGTGTTTCCTTGAAATCAGGATCAGATGCTAAATTAAAAAGTTCTTCTAATTTTTTAGTAATTTTTCAACCCTCTAACTATTTATTACCCTTTCTACCCTGATAGAAAATGTCATCTTCGGTAATTACTCTAAAAGTGTAGCCAAATCTCTTGCAATATTTTTGTGCGGCATCCCACTTGATATGATTAAGAGCAACTGTTAATTTGTCTTTCTGACTGGCTACTTTACTTTCTATTAGTGTTTGTTTCTTAGGTTTTATCTCTATCACTTCTGCTAATAGTTTACCCATTTTATCTTTGTAAACAACAAAGAAATCTGGCACATAGATAGTTTGTTTATTTGAGAACGGATTTTTATAAGGTATGTTAATAGATTCGCTAGCCCAGTAAATAATGCTATCGTTATTATCACAAAAATTCATGAATGTTAATTCCCAGCCTGAACGATATTTAGGAACATTTTTTCCTACATACTTACCGGGATTTTTTACTTTATATTTTCCTTGAGCCCAGCGAGCCATGTTATTGCACTACATTCCTTGCGGCTGGTCTATTTGGTTGCGGTACATTGGCGACACCAAATTGAGTTATCTTGCTAGTATAACTGTTTAGATAATAAGCGATAGTTCTGTTCATGTTCATCTTGTTAGAATTAGTTCTTTTTAAATTGTTCAACAAATCTAAAACAGGAGTTCCACTTTGTTGTGCTATCCTGAACAAAATAACAGTAAAGTTAGCCGCTGCATTTTTTGTTTGAGTTACATTAGATAAAAATCCATACACTAAATCAAATTCATTACTGTTTATAACTAGGTCAGTTTCATAAAATTTATCAAAAATTCTAACAGTTTGATCTGTGTTGTTTCTGCTTACTATCTTAGGCATGATTATATTATCCTTTTACTAGATCATCTACTTAACCGCCAAATGGTACATCATTTGGTGCTGTTGATACCCTAGTAGTAGATCCTCCTCCTGATGTTGTAGTAACTTGTGTTCCTGCGGTAGTTTGTGTTGTCGAAGTTAATTCAGTTGTAGTTGTTTCTTGTATCGCGCCCGGAGTAAGTGATCCTGCTTGAAAAGTGCTAGTAGTCATTGTTTGACTTTCAATAGCAAATTGTGTATTTCTAGTAGTAGTAATCGCTTCTCCTGTGAATGCATCTACTAAACCTGTATCAAATTCTGTTTGCTGATCAAAAACATAAGTCTCACCGGTATCGAATGGGGCGGACAATGCAGCCTGTACTCCGTCTACAAATCCATCTACAAATCCATCTACAAATGAACCAAATATGTTGTTTGATCCTCCGCCTAATAAACCATCGCCTCTGGGTGCTAAATTGAATGGGTTCGTGCCTCCACCTGTTCCTGCTAGTGGGCTGGTATCTTTATCATAGAAGCCATCTTCTCCGAAACCCGGTGCATATAAGCCAGGATTACTACCTAAGATAGATCCTTCACGATATCCTACGGCTTCATATTCAACAGTACAAGTGTTTTGCATTGTTCCACCACCCTCAGCATAGTTATATGTATCGTGAGCGAAATCCTTGACTATAGGATTAACTAAGATATATGCTATATAGTTCTTTTGGTGGAACCCAAAAATTTGTATAGATTTAAAGAATGGTACTTTGCTGTCATAACCACTGGGAGGCTCACCTTGATATCCCCAATTTGGTAAATCATTAGATAAATTGGTGTCGTAAATGTTTCTACGGTTTAAACCTGCAGGGAAAGCAGATGCTACCCCAACATCTCCGTAATAATAACTATAATAAGCATGGAATAAACTAGTAGCCCTATGACTGTTATCATCTAGAAAAGTAATGCTAACGGGATTATATTTGATTTTAGTTTGTACTATTCTTTTTCTATTATATTGATTTAGAGTTTCTGTATCGAAAGAATAACTAGGAAGTTTTATATCTTTAACTAATACGCCTAAATTAGGTTGATCAGTATTCCATGCTGCTGTGTTTATCTCAAAATATGTATGAAATAAGAACTTGAGTTTAGGGGCATACTCATAGTTGTTGGAACGGAACGCTAGAGCTGCGTGTTGATAATCTTTCAACCCCACCTCTAGCGGACCGCCTATTGCATTCAGGATAGACTGGTATATACCCGCCATACTATCCTACGACCTTTAATCGCCGATACCGGTAGCAATATCTCCAAATGTACGACCAACTGCTGTACCAATTCCAGAACCAAGTGGTGCTTGAATTGCGTTGTCGTAACGTACTGTTAGACCGATCTGTACTACTTCACTAGTACCATAGTTCAAGTTGTTGTAATTGACGCCCTGTAAGAAGCATCCATATAGTTCCCATGCTTCTAATACTGCTGGAGCAGATGCTCCGTTACCGCCGTCTAGAACTTCGATGTTTAGTTGGAACTTGTAGTCTTGACCTGAAACAGCAGATGCTTGTTCTACGAAGTCTAGTTGCTTCTGTAGTTGCTCACCAACTGCTCTTGCTACAGTACCTGAAGCGTCATCACGGACGTTAACTGTCATAGTATTCCAAGTGTGCTTACCTGCTAGATATATAGTTGAGTTGTACACTGGAACTGTTATTTCTGCGAAAGATACGTTTGGTCTTGATACGTCTATTACTTGCTTTGTCAAATTTAGGCCAGAACCAGCGTCTGCACCAAAGTTTATGAATAAAACTCTGAAGCGGAACTGTAGTTTTGGCATGAGTAGACCCTGGTTGCCGCCAGCGACATCAGTTGCTACTGCCATATTAAACAATGATTGTGAGGCTGTTGCCATTTTAAATTTCTCCTAATCTTTTATATTTATCACCCGTTAGAGTGCCCCTCGCGAGGCACTCTTTTTATATCATCAAATTAACGCTGATTCAACTCTCCTGTGTTCAAGATACGAACTGGTATGTAGATGAATTCAGCAGCCTTGACTGGCTCTACTGCTACGTCTACCCACAATTCGTTACGATCTATTCTTGCTGGAGTGTTGTTTGATTCATCGCAAACAACTAGGTAATCATAGATACCTCTCTTAGCAACTAGATCAACCATTAGAGTCTCAACTACAGCAGCAATCTGCTGTCTAGTTAGAGCATCATTTGGTTCGAACACGAATGGTCTTGCTGCTAGAGTTAACTGCCTACGCATGTAAGCAACTAGTCTTGCAACGTTAGTACGATCTAGCGCACTCTGCGAATTGAAACTAGTCTTGTTACCATAGTTCAATAGACCATTTCCAGTGAAGAACACTAGAGGATTGATGAAGTTTGTATAGAGAACATCTCTAATACCAACTCTAGTTCTAATTGTCTGGAACTCACCTGTCTCGGCATCAATGTAACCAATGTTTGTAGCATTGTCGATAATACCGCGACGAGTACCTGCTGCCGCTAACCAAGGATAAGCAACAGTATCATTACGCAAGAATGTGCGTAGCATCATATGTGATGCTGGTACTGCTACTAAATTACCTGATAAGTCAGATGCTAAACCGCTTGGATAGAAGATACCTAGATAAGTGTTTCTAGTTACACAACCATCTTCACCAGTTGAAGCTGCTCCTGCTTGGTTAGTTGCCCAGTTCTGAAGATCAGTTGCCTGATCAGTCAACCTGAATGGAGTATCACCAAGTATGTATGCAGTCTCGCCCCTATCTGAGTTGAGAACAACCATATTTGGCTGTAGTTCAGGGTATGCTGGTGCTGCCATTAAGTTGAAGAAGTTATCTTCATCTCTTATAGCAACGTTAGTTTCAACTGCTGCGCGTAGAGCCTGTACAACAACTGCTCTTTGTGCTTTGCGTCCCATGAATGGACTGCCATCAAAGTTTAGACCAGATACTGTTACCCATGCATCGCGTTGTGCTGGAATAGTTGAATCTGGGAAACGACTTATATTGAAGTAGTTTCTGTTGTATTGTTTTACGTTATAACCTGAACGTCTCATGTTGAATAGCAACATGCCAGTTGGATACAAACTTGGATCTGGACGATCTAGATCAACATAGTCGCTAGTTAATAGTGATCTGATTGTTGGAATAGGATCGTCTGCAGGGTTAGTTGTTCCGTTTGGTGCCCAACGTGCATCAGCAAATAGAACACCTGTTGGATTTGTTTGATCGCTGTTATCTAGAAGGATCCAAGCATCACCGTCGTCAGTTGCTTGCCAACGATAGATTTTAGGATAATTTTCTAGATCGTCTGTGCTGATCCACAAGTCACCGTATACTAATGGTGTGCCGTCTGACTGTAGAGAAGGCTCACTAGCACTTATTAATGGTCCGTTAGGATCAGTAGCGTTAGTGCCTGAAGATGCTGGGAATCCATTATCGTCATAATTGACGTTTCTGTAACCCTTCCATACGCTGTTAACGTTAACCATGATGTCAACTTCATCAACAACGCTATAGAACCAGTTAGTGCCATCTGCTGGACTGTCTACTGGTGCACCCTCGTTTGACTCATAAGCAAAACGTCTCCAGTTACTTAATTGTTTATTATAAACTATTGCTGGGCCAGCACTTCCGGAATTTACAGTCCACGAAGTAACATCGCCGCTACCGCCTACTGAAGTAACTAATATTTCTAAGTCATTATCTGGAGATACACCGCCCAATTCATAGCCTTTTACGGTTATTACATCTCCTACAACATAATCAGCACCACCATTTAGTATGGTCCAAGAAGCATATGACTGATTTACTGATACTTGCGTAACGAAATCTCTGCCAGTTCCGCCATTTGGATGTTCAGGTGCATAAATTTTATTATCCTGTGTTTTTGGATCTAGGAAAGTTCCATATTTTACACCATCAGTAACACCATATTCAAATCCTGCTTGTCCGGCGACGCCAGAGATTTTTCCTAACAACATAGCGAATGCTGTACCGTCTCCTGTGCCTACGCCTGTAGCAACGAAGTCTAACGATACTGCTGTGCCAGTAGTGCCAGTTGGGATTTCTGCTTTAGCTTCAATTACATCACCTACATTATAAGTAACTGCGGTAGTGGCTGCTACTATGTTCCAGTCAGTATCTCCTAAATCAGAAATCACAACATGTGTATCAACTATTGCACCGTCATTTGCTGCATATGCTGTAGCACCCACTGTTGTCCAATCAGTAGTTGTTCCATAGTTGTTGATTCTATATGTTATAGATGATTCTAGTGCTGTAACATCTACTTCTGGATTAGTCTTCCAAGTATCATCAATATAAATTTCGCCACCTTCAGTATGAGTTAACTGTATAGCACCACTTGAAGTTACTTCTGCGATTGTATTAACAATTGCTGCTGCACCCCAAGCAGTTACGAAATCATTAGGATCATCACCTTCGTCGATAGTTACTGTATAAGGTCCTGCTAATGTTTGACTACCTGGTGATGAGATCCAAACATTTAAAGTAACACTAGTTCCACCTGACAATGCGATGGTAAAATCTTCTCTATTTCCTAGAATGATTGTTTCACCCTCTGCATATCTTTTCCATAAATACACAGGAGACCAAGGAGCAGTTGAATTATAAGTATATTGACCATATACTGTATCAACAGGTATATCCTGTCCACCTGAAGTATCTAGTCTTAGAGTTGCTAGATGATCTGCTGTTGCTAACAGAACATTTTTAGGTAACCAAGACTGAGCGCGATTATTCCAAACACTCAACTGAGGATTTAAACCATTGCCTGCAGAACCAACTTTCATCCATACAGAACCAGAAGGTCTTGGATAAGCCTGACTTGCTTGCCATAGTGGTTGCTGTGCAGAAGTTCCCCATATTGCTAGTGGTGGATGATAATCACCTGCTTCAATACCTAATTCAGTTAATAGATCAGGGTCACCTGAAACAGTCATCGTGATTACTTCTCCGTCCGTATAATTTTTAGGAAAACTAGTGAAAATTCTTAAAGCACTAGAAGTAGATACATCAGCAACCACGTACTCAAAACCTTCTGCATTAATAGCAGAAGAAAAAGCAAATACGTTGTTATCTGGAGAGGTTGCTACTGTAGCGGTAAGTTCTCCCAAATCACCTCCTACGTTTGAACTGAAAGAAAGTGTTAGTGAATCACCTATAGTTAAATTTCCTGCAACTGATGATCCTACTAGGGTAGGAACCGAAGCTTCCCAATCTTGAGTACCAACTGCTTTCCAATCATTATAAACATCCTTATAGTATATTTGACTATAAGAAGTAGGTACATCGGTAATTGCTGGCTGTGTTGCTATTACTGCGTAGTCGCCTACACTGCCTAAATAACCAGCTGGTAGATTTCCGTCTAGCAGGGCAGAGTCAGTAATAACTATAGGATCTTTCTGTACGAATTGCCCAGTAGTAGCGTTCCATTCAAAAATACCCCATTGAGTATTTGTAGTATCTAACCAGTAAGTATTGTTGTCAGGTGCTCCTGTTGGGCGACCTGTTGAACCAACTAGACCGGCTAAGTCGATATCTGCTCTCAAGCAAAATACTTGATTGCTGATTCCAAGTGCTGAATAAGCGGCTAACAAGCCGTATTCATTTAATTCATATCCCTGTACGGGTGTGCCATCTGTGCCTGTATAGAAGAATGGATTGCCATATAAACTGACAAGATCCCTCTGGCTAGTAACTCTAAAGAGTTTGTTAGCATTTGCTTTAGTAGTAGCCTGTGCTACAGATGTGCCGCCTGGTGCCGCTTTGTCTTGAGCAGTTGCTAAGATAACTAGCGGAACTGAACTTGTTTGCGCAGGAAGATACTGAGATTCGTCAGTAATTGTAACTTCTACGCCTGGTGATGTTAATGCCATAGTTTTGTTTCCTTATGTAATATTTTGAGGTTTACAACCTGTTAGTACAATATTATTTATTAAATATTTTAAAAAAAGTCGGTTTGTCAGACCTTCGAAGGTAGAATGATATAAATATGTACATGAAATCTGAAAGACCCTTTTGCAAAGACTGTAATCAACGACCACGGGCTATAAACTATAGAAAGAACGGTATAACTCACTATAGAAGTATATGTGATGAATGTGGTAAAAAGAAACCTAAAAAGAAGTCAAAAATATCCAACTGGGAGAAAGCAGGATACAAGAAAAAACAAGTTTGCGACAACTGCGGATTTAAGAGTTTGTATCAAACACAAATGACAGTTTTTCACATAGACGGCGACTTGAGAAACGTCAACTATGTAAATCTGAGGACTGTTTGTTTGAACTGCGTAGAAATAATCAAAAGAAAAGAAATTAACTGGAAACGGGGAGATTTACAGATTGACTATTGAATCTAATTTACTATAAAGATCGACCAAACTACCGTTGTTTTTGATAACGTGGTCATATTGTAGACCTACGCTACTATATTCACTAGCATGAATTTTATAAAAATTAAGCAGGGCTAAAGCATCTTTCTTTTCTTCAGTAGTAGAATCAGCATCATTATACTTCTTAGCATAATCATACCATTCAGGAGGATCACCCCTTTCTACCCTGACAATAATACCCCCTATGTTTTTTATTGAGTAAATCTCATTAGCGAAACGACAATCACTAATCACTATATGATCAGAAATATTCCTTAGTTTACTTTCGATAGATGCTACCCATATGTCATCATGAAAGCAACGTCTACCCACTTCAGTACCCCATTGTTGCAATACCCATCTGGGAGATAGTTGCGGAATTTCAAGCCTTTGTGACCACCATTCGTCAACTTGTTCTCGCCATTCTCTACTGGCTCTAGTGGTACCTTCTAGCATTTCCCTATCCCAATTAAAAATAGATGCTACCGCGTCTTTCAGAGGAGCAGCATAACTCATCTTTTTAAAGTTGTAATACTGGATAAGGTAATCTGCTATAGTATCTTTACCACTTCCTATAGCACCTGTAATTCCTATAATCATAATAATAGTATATATGAAAATAATAATAAATTCTAGTTACTTGGATTTGTTATGAAGGAAACGTCGTACCAATTCAAAAAATAATAACAAACTTTCCTCATATCGTGTTTTCCTAAAGGAGGACATTTTTCAGTTATTCTCTTCCATTCTTGCTTAGAAAGATTTTTCAAATGATTATAATTATATTCAGTATCTAATGCAATCTGTTCTTTGTATTTCTCTATATTATTTAAAAAACTTGTCGTCCTAGAATATGTAACTTCTGTATATTTTTTCATATTGGCCCATCTTTGATTATCATCATTTATTGATTCTACAGGCAAGTTTAACAATTTTGGATGATCTGTATAATCTAAAAAAGTTTTAAATTTCATTCTTCTCAAATCACGATATATTTGATCATATTCAGAATAAGCGACAAAGGGTTTTTTAGTTTTTATAGGTTTCCAAATTTTCTCACTTAAAGGATAATTATCATTATGTCTCCACTTAGTGGGTATGGGATTACAAAAATACGAATCAGTTTGAATCACTAGTCCATAATCATTCCAATCTTTGGGTAATCCATCTAAATATTCTATACCAGACAAACTGTAAAATGCATCTTTGAGTTTTCTGTAAAACTTATGCTTAAAATCATTTAAACTAAATTCACCATAGTAATGTTCAATGTAATTGATCGTATCTCTAGAAGTTTCGATATTAATTAATTCTTCCATTGAGTATTCTAAGCAATTAATATTATTTTTTATGAATTCAAACAATAATTCTGCTTTTCTTCTCTGTGACTTAGTTGAACTATTAAACAAATTTCCCACTAACCAATTTGCTTTGTTGATATTTCTACTATTGGTCCAATCAATGATTGGCATATTTTTATTCTCTGTAGTAGATGCTAACATGTACAAAGGAAAATATATAGGTATTATTTCTATGTCAGTTTTTAAGTTTGGTCTGATTTTATCCATATCAAAATATGCAGTTTGATATAATACATAAATATTTTTTAAATTTGGAAACATGAAACGTATTTTGTTAGATATTAATCCAACTAAATCGGTATAGTCATCATACACATTCGACACTTCTAAAAGATGTAGGTTTACAATTAAATTGTTTATTGATCTAATATTATATTTTATATCTGGCCATGGATTTAAAACAGAATGTGAATGTTTCTCATCTGTAAGATATCTCTCAACAAGAGAATAACTATCATTTGGATATAAATTTAATAGCCAAGTATCTTTAGTAAAGATATGACTAGTCAAACCGGGATCCACAATCAACCGCCTTCTTTGTTAATCATCAAAGATGAGTTTTGTCCCTTTTCTAATGCTTCTTCTGCGATCTTTTCTGCTTCTTCCCATTTCTCTTGAGACAAGCAAACTTTTCTAGGTATCCTAGAACCAACTTGCGGTATAGTCTTACAAACAAACTTCTTTACAGTAGTTTCTTCTTGAACAACTGCTGGTTCTTCTGCTATTGCTATAGTGGAAAATAATAAAAATAAAATTAAAAGTCTCATAATCATCCTTGTACCCACGTAAGTGGTTGACTGTAGTCCATGAAGCGTTTTAAATCTTCTAACAAACGTTCTTGCTCTGCTTTGGCTTCGCTCTTCATAGCAGCACCGTTCATGGATGTTCCTCCACTTGGTCCTGCTATAGAAGCAAATTTCTCGCGGGCTTCACCGATAATCTGTTTCACTACGGCCATTGTAAAATCTGTTAACCATACACCAGCGCCCGGATCTTGGATAAGAACTGCTTCTGGTCTTTGAATGTCTGCCCATATTAAAACACGCTCGCCTGTGCCTTTGAAGTCTCTAGTGATACGTAATACTTTAGTCACAGGATCAAATGTATAAGTGAGATATCCACCAAACATTCTTGCTGCTAATTCTACATAGCCTGCGTAAAAGTCATATGTTGCTAAACCACCTGTGTAGTTATAGTTTAGCAAATAAGTATTCAATATCGCACTTGAGAAAGGATCGAATGAAGTAGATGAAGGACCTGTTTCTAGTCCTACTGTTCTACGAAACAAAGCCCTGACATTGATAAATTCTTGGGGCAAAGTATACGTGTCTACATTTTTTTCTACAGTTAATAACGTATACGATTCTTGTACCGCGTTTTCTGCTCTTTGTCTATACATTCTTAAAGCATACTTATATGCTTGTTCATAGTGTTCAGGATCTAGTTCTAGGTCTATTATTCCATCACCTAGCCTATACCTTATATTATCAAACATTTCTTGTTTGAGTTGTTCTAAATTATAGTTAGTTGGTGTTGATAGGGCATTTGTAGACATAATAGTTCTCGGTTATAAACTATTTATCTTATTCTAGCATGGTCCACACGCATTACAAAGTGTTTAAAATTTGGTTTTTTGAATATAACGTTTAAGCAATAATCTCTTTCTTTCAAGAAATCGTGATGTCTATCTCTGTAGGATTTATCACTCCAACTCATTGTTTCTTTCCAATCAAATCCAAATACACTTACTTCTTTTACCCGAGTATCATTGGCTAAAAAATACAAGATAAAAAATCCAGTACTAGGGGTTTTGATATCTACAGTTTCTTTAACCATCTTGGTATATTTGGCGGGTAGTACACAATCAGCATCATATTCATATCTTCTAGATTTTACCGGGCCAACCATGAACCGTTTTCCTTTATATCCAACTTTGTTCATGTATTCTGTATAATCATCAATATTCCACATTGCCCATACATCGGTGCGTCTACCATGTATATGTGCGGTGCGAGTGTCCGTATGTACCATAGGGGCTTTATTCATACGCACTACTAAATCGTGAGAATCTATTTCTTTACCGTATTCGTGGTTGAACAAACTCATACTGTTACCCACGACAGCAACTGTTTTATCGTCGAACCAATCTATCATTTAGATATTTATATGGTTGTTTACAGATCACCCTTCTTTCTGTTCTCGCTATAGTATACGTCAAACTCACCACCAGGATATCTAGCCATCAATTTATTAACGTTTTCTGCGATTACGTCATCTGGGTCTAGATTTAAAGCCCTGCAGGCATTGACCCAGTACCATATAATGTCGCCAAGTTCTCTCTTCATATGAAAGACAGATTCTTTGTCTAGGGGCTTTCCTTGAAAAATAATCTTTTTCACTATCTCTTGAAATTCACCCGTTTCGCTTCCTAGACCAATAGCCCCACACATCAAGAGAGGTACATTAAAATTCTCATCCTTAGATATTTTACTATCTTCTAAATGGTCTATCCTGCTTTGAAAATTTATAATATCTTGGCTAGCAGAACTAGTAACTCTTTCTACAAACTCTTGATATTTCTCTAGGTCAATTTTCTTCTTCATATAAACTCCTTATCATTTCTTTCCTGCCCTCTTCACCTAAAAGAGCATCAAACAAGTTTTTAGTTCGTTGAAGCATAGCACAAGCCAGCATAAGTCTATCATTGTCGCTATTGCAAGACACAATTGCTGCATCAATAAAAGTCATTAGCGTTTCCATCCTCTTCAAGATAGGATCTATATCGCTCATTAGAATGCCCTCAATATAATCATGTTAGGGTTGAATCTACCCTTAGGGGTAGTAGATACAGCCTTGATCTCTTTAAAGAACTTACGTGCTGCTGGCTTACTTCCCATGATCTGCTTGATTTGTTCAGCAGGCTTACGCAGAGTTTTTACTTCAGAATCCTTAGTACAAAATCCTAGAACAGTATTACCCTTGACGATCAGTTCCTTAGTATATTCATCTGCTACGTAATGATACATCTTACGCTTGGCAGTGTCATATACCCACGCTTCGCTAGCACCATGAAGTTTAGTAGGTGGTATGCTAACTAAATCAAGTTTAGCAGCGGTATCCTTGAATGCCCTCATATACTTTAGTTTCGCTACACGCTTTTCTACAGGCACTGCCTTCCTGATACGAGGCTTGCGACCTGCCTTCTTTAGAGTGATGTAACTATTAAGGTCGCTAAGAGTCTTTTCAATGTAACTGATTATGTTCTTAATTTGAGTCTTAGTGAACCTGCTGTATCCCTCATTTAATTGATCGTCTTCACCAGACAATACTTCTTTATATTCATCTAAACGTTGCTGCCAAGGAGCAGAGACAACAGAGACATGCTGTGGCAAAATGTTTTTGTTTTGTAGTTCACCAATTACCTTAGTATCAAAGTCTTTCTTAGCACCAGACTTCAAATAATCATCAAAATATCCCTCTAGTTCGCCGCCTGCTTCTAAACTACGTTCAAGCATGATCTCTTGAACGTTGGGGCGATTAGTTTGCACTTCTTCAACTTCTTCTTTATGTTCTGCCTTGATTGTAGAGATGAGTCTAGCGATCTCAATATCTAGGGCTTGTGCGCCCGCAGTTTCATCGCTCAAGCCGCGTAGCCTGCAACGTGCTAGCCAGCCATATGTAGGTTTGAAGTCACCATCAGCGACCTTTTTAAACAACTTTAGTTCTTTGTTTTTCCCATGCGCTTCTAGATACTCTACGACAAACTCTCTTGCAGCCTTCTTGTCATAGAATTTACTGTACCAATTAAATGCAATTGCTAACGCCCATTTCTCATTTTTAGGGTTAGGGTCATCTGCGAAATTGGGTTCTGTCCCAAAATACTTAGCGTCAATGTCGCGGGGACGCAACTCTTTCACTTCAAATTTTTGCTTAGTTTTGGGCATAGTGTACTCCAGAATTTAGAAGATTGTTTATTTTATAATAATAATTTGTATAAGTCAAGTCAGTTATTTAACTGATAAATACAATATGCCCAAATTATCCTTATATCGTGATACTAAGAAAAATGATTACCGATTCATAGACCGAACTATACATGAAATGTTTACTGTGGGTGGTACGGATCTATATATTCACAAATATCTAGGTCCCACCAATCAGGGAACATCAGTAGATGCTACCCAACCACAATATGATCAGTTAGATCCAACTAACATACAAGATTTACTTTTCTTAGAGAACCGAGACAGAACTTACGATACAAGTATATACAGATTACGCGGACATTATAGTGTACAAAATTTAGACTTTGACTTGTCACAATTTGGTTTGTTTTTAACTAGTGATATCATATTCATTACTGTTCATTATAACGACATGATTGATATAATGGGTAGAAAATTAATGGTGGGCGACGTTATAGAACTGCCTCACTTAATGGATTATGATCCATTAGGTGACACTAACAATCAAGCACTAAAACGTTTCTATCAAATTACAGATGCTAATTATGCCAGTGAAGGATTCTCTGTTACTTGGTATCCGCATATGTGGCGTATCAAGTGCGAACCACTCGTTAATAGTCAAGAATTCTCACAAATACTTACCGAGCCTGTAGACAAAGACAATTATCTAGGTATATGGGATCCTACTAGGATATATCCTGCAGGATATGTAATCACGTTTGGTGATAAAAACTATCTGTCCTTGCAAGAAGTACCAGCCGGAGTAACACCACCTAATGCTACATATTGGGAATTACAAACAGGTGATCAACTTACTGACATCATTAGCACTTATAATAAAAACTT